AACCTGCAGTTGGACCAGCAGCTGCGGCATTGCCACCGAAACCAGCAGCACCTGCGATGCTACCAGTTGAGTTGGTTGGAGCTTCAGTTAAGAATGATCCTGAGTGAGCAAATGCTTGCTCTTCTCTTAAAAATTTTTCTTGGTTTTCTAGCAGGACTGCGGTTACCGCTCTACGATGGGAATCTTTGATTTGATCAAGACCCTCATAGTTGAGGAGTGGTGCCCACTTTTCCTGCAATTGCTCTGAATGGAACATTTGCGTTTACCTTTGTAGTGTGACTGTTTGCGTTTGAATTATATTAAATTCAATTATTTGCTAAAGGATGAAAGAGTCTTCAGATAGGTTGCCATAGTCCCAGAAATTAATTCTGGAGATGATGCAAAACCTTCTGATAGATTTTCTGTTCTAGCTTTTGGAGAAACTGTTTTCGATGGGAAATATGCCTCCCTTAGAGTCTCCAATTTTTCACGATATTCTTCTTCACTTTCAAACTCAACACTTTCGGCAAGTGAAGCGAGCTTGTCTTTCTGAGTGTCTGCAAGACCTTCAGAAACTTGATCTAAAATCCCATCAGCAACCGACTCTGCGAGACGCTTGTTTAGGGAAACATTCTTCTCAATTTGCTCGTTGAGTTTTGTCTCCATGTCATCAAGTTTTTCTACCATGCTCTCAAGAACATCATATTTATCTTCAGGGATTGATACATAATGTGCTTCAAAAAGTTCCTTCATTCCTGAAAGGAATGATTCAGTCATTTCTGTCTTAAGTCCGTTTTCGATAACGAGTGCATTTTCTGCAATCCATTCATCGGCAACATACTCAAGATATGCATCTACACGCTCAGAAAGTGCTTCTTTGATTTCTTCAACTTCCTCAGCAAGAGCAACGGCATACTGCTCCTCAATTGCTTCTTTAATTTCAGAAACTTTTGAGCGTAGAGCAGCTTCAAAGATTGTACGTGCTTTCTCTTGGAATTCCTCAGAAAGTTCCTCACCAGCAAGAAGCGCATCAACATCTTCATCAATGTTGAATTCTTCCTCAACTTCTTCCTCGTCTTCGTCTTCGTCTTCGTCTTCTTCTACAGACTCATCCATTTTTTTCTTCTTATCACTTTCTTCTTTTTCCTCTTCGTCCTTTTCCTCCTCTTCCTCGTCTTCTTCCTCTTCCTCGTGCTTAGCTTCTAAGAGTTCTTCATCTTCATCATAATCAGAATCTTCTTTCATTCCTTCTGCTGGTTTTGCTCCCTTATTAACAACGTCTTTTACTTGCTTAAGAGTTGCTCCAGGAGTTTTTAATTTTGCAGAATCATCATCTGGACGATAATTTGAAGGATCAGGTCCTCCTAAATCTTCCCATCCTCCAGTTTGACCTGGTGTTGCTCCAGAAAGACTTGGCATCGCGTCTGCCGCTTTAGCATTTGCATTAACAGCAGTTTTGGATTGCTTAGTGCCTACTTCCATTTCTTGTAATTGTGTACCACGAGACATTTGAACTCTCCGATTTTCCTGTAGTAAATCTATATTTATTTATAAATTAATAAATTACAATGATTTTAAGAACTCATTAAACAATGATAGCTTATAGTCTTCAAGAACATTTTGATCTACAAACGTATCTATTTTATTTTTTATGCTAGAGGCTGTTCTCTCTTTTAAAATTCCACCGTCCCAAATCCACTCCTTACCTTCCATAATTCCTTGAACAAAGGCATCAGGAGCAGAAGGATCTGCAACGATATCAGCAGCAGTTGCAAGCATAAAATCTTCGCCAACTTCAGTATATCCCTCATTGTTTGGTTTTACTGAACCAATACCACGAGAAGAGACACCAAGAGTTACTCCTTCTTTCAGAAGTGACTCTGCGATTTTACCCATTGGTGTTGAAAGAATCTGTGCTTTACCAATAAAATTGTTTCCTTCACGATGAAGCGAAACAATTTTATGAGAAACTCTGTCTAGATTGACGGTAGGACCATCTGGATGTCCAAGTTCTCCGAGGGCACGTCCTTTGTTTACATACTGTTCAGTGTAACGTTTTACTTCTCTCTCCATAATTGGGAGACGATACATTCTTCCGTTACGGTTGACAACTTCAGTTTGCAAAAAAGGTCCTTGAATGTAGAGAGTTTTTTTACCGTTTACATTTTCGGTAATAACTTCTACTGATTCAATTTCTTCGGTGATTAGTTTCATTATGCCTGTCCTGAAATTTGTACTTGTTGAGCATAAACAACGCCTGTTCCACCTTCTGTTCTTGCTGCTAATCTTTGTGATAATGAAAGAGATGCTCCACCATTAGTTCCTGCGGAAGAAAATGCAGTTAGAATACCACTTGAATTGTAACCAAGAGTAATTCTTGATTGATGATATCCACCAACATTCGATGAAGTATCCACTGAAACTACGGGAACATGAACAAAATTGTAAAGAGGTTCACTAGATCCAGTAAGAGTTACGTAATCACCAACACCAAATGGCGCTTGAGTTCCCTCTGCAAAATCTACAATTGTTGTTGTTCCTGTTGTAATTCCAACAACTCTATTCGAAGCTTTTGTCAAAGCAAGAGTTTCTGATCTTCCCGCTGGAATGTAATAATCTGCAATTGTTGCTGTTGGATTTGATCCAATCGTAATAAAAGCTCCTGAAGAAACTGCAGTAACTCTAACTACGTTTGATTGAACAACAAATGATGTTGTCATTCCTGAGGTAACAGATGTTGAAAGTGAAATACCTGCACCAACTGGTCTATGTGCCATTATTCTTACAAATCATTTACTAATTATTTATTATTTTCTATTCTTCCTCAGAATCTTCAAAATCGGAAACTTCCCCAAACATCGATTGTGAAACTGAAGGACGTATTGCGTCAATCCTTTCTGCCGATTTTGAAAATAAAATTTCCTTTATTTTATCGCTAATTTGAGATGGAGATTCATCTGCTGCAATCATGTCTATAAGATCATCCATTTTTTATAAAAAATATAGTTTAAGTTATTTATATCTCGCCGCCCTTGGGAATTTCTGCAACTTTAGCATTAACTTCAGTTGCTGCCCCTTGAGCGTCAAGATTTGGTTCCATTACTGGTTTTCCCAAATCCATTTGTGCAGTTTCTGAACCTAAAGGCATTCCAGTCTCTGGATCTACTGCCATACTTGGATCTGGAATAATTCCATCTTTAATTTCTTTCTTAATAATCTTATCTTGTTCAATAATTTCCTCATCAGTTTGACGAAGAATTTTTCTTCTTATATAATCCTGGGAAAAATATTTTCCAACATAAGGTTCTGCAACTTGAACCATACTCAATCTCTCATTTAATAATTCTGCATCCTTAAGTTCAGCAAAATGATTATCATATAAGAAATCATATTGAATATGTTCGTCCATCATTTCCCAATCTTCCGGAGTGATGATGTTTTTCAAGATAAGTTGAGTTTTTAACATATCATTAAACATATGAGAAAATCTTTTTCTCAAACGTGCAACAAATTTACTAAACTTAACTTCATCTCTTAGAATTTCAGATGAACGTCCAAGATTAAATCCACCTTCTCCATCCATTCTAGATGGTGGAACATTAAGTGAACGATATAATTTCTTTTTAAAATACTCAATGTCAGTTATTTCTCCAAGATTTTGTCCACCGGGAAGTGTAGAAATTTCTGTTCCTCTACCACCTTCACGGCGAGGGAGCCAAAAATCTTCGAGCATTGACATGAATTTTTTATCATCACGAATTTCGCCAGTGTTAGCATCATATACCATTTTATTTCTATAGCGCATCATGACATCACGTAGATATTGTTCTGCCTTTACTTTTGGTAAATTGCCAACATCGATGTAAAAAATTCTACGCTCAGGTGCTCTTGATAAACGATAGATGACAAGAGAGTCCTCAATCATTCGAAGTTGATTAAGTGATTTAATTGCCTTATGTAAATATGATAAGGTTGATCCTTTGTTTCTATCGATAAGTCCTGATGTGCAATATGTAATTGCATCTTTTGTGAATTTGATCCCACCAGTTCCACCCAAAGAGGATGGATTTGTGGTTGGATATGTCATTTTTGGATTATATACAAAATATTCTTCTATCTCTGGGAATTCATAATCCATTGGATCGTCTACATTTACACCAGCAAGACGATACATTCTTTTTTCTTTTTCAGTCTTTTTCTGTTGACGTACATAACGCATTTTCATTGCGTCAATGTATCTCAATTCTTGAATACCTTCGTGAGGATTTTTAAGATCTATAACTTTATGATAATAAAGTCTACCATCAACATACCAGTTTCTGTAAATTTCGTGAGATTTTCTATCAAAATCTAACAACTCTAAAATATATTT